ATATAAAAGAGTTCAATATATACCGACAAGCTAAAAGATTTGAAGGTAAGCAATATTTTAAAATTTAGGAGTGTTTTAATATGGCAGAGAAAAACTATCGTTCATTTACAGGATTAACCGAGTTTTATTATAAAGTTCATGGAGAAGGCGGCGTTCAAAAAGTTACTGATCCAGAGCGCATTAAATATTTACAAGAAATTTCAGTATCTAAAGACCAAGACATCGAGAAGGCATATGGCGATAACCAAGTTGCAGAAATGGCAGTTGCTAACGGAACAATTGAAGTAGAAGCTGGTTTCCACAAGTTGCCATTAGAAGATAGAGTGGCGCTGTTTGGTTTAGAGAAATCTGAAAATGGCATCGTTTCAGTTGGTAACGATACGCCACCATATGTAGCAGTTATGTTTGCTAAAACTATGGAAGATGGTTCTCGTGAATATGTAGGATTACCTAAAGGATTATTCACATTCCCTGAATTAGAAGGCAACACAAAAGAAGATGGCGTTGAATTCAGTTCAGATTCTACTACTGCAGAATTCATGCAAGCACCAGTTAAAGGCTTTGAAGAAGAAAAATCTATGTTACTAGGACATGATGCTAAAGGTACAACTGTTATGAAGGATGCTATTTGGGAAGCTATCTTCGGAGAAGGAAAAGCACCAGAAAATGATACTACAGGTGATCAAGGTTCAGAACCCGAAGCAGATTTAGGCGCGTAACTTACAGGAGGTTTGATTATGGCTAAGAAAAAATATGAAGTCTTACACAAGTTCATCGATTTAGAGGATAAGAACAAAGTATATAACGCTGGTGACACTTATCCTAAACCAGCAAACAAAAAAGTGTCTCACGATCGCATATTAGACCTTTCTACAAGCGATAACAAACGTGGCAAGGCATTAATCAAAGAAATAGAAGAATAACTAACATGAGGGCTTAAACGCCCTCTTTTTATTTGCAAATAAAAACCAAAATTAAAGGAGAAATTAAATATGGCTAAACGTAATTTTATTAAATTAACTCAAATCGACAAAAAAGGTAACGCAGTAACAGATTCAGAAGGCAACGCAAAATACGATACATTCATTACACCTACACAAATTCCTTTCCGTAAAATCTATGATGCAGCTGATTTAATGGACGGTGCATCAGACGAAAACACTTCTGCACAAGAGAATATCGACCAAATGTTAGACATGGTGGTTGATATCTACAATAACCAATTTACAAAAGATGACTTATTAGACAGATTACACGCACCAGACGCAGTAGAAGAATTACAACAACAAATTCAATTTATTGCACAAGGTCAAATGGATGAAGAAAGAAAAAAGCAACTAGCGAGAATCATTTAAATTCCATCTCTTACAAAGAACATAAAGAAAATATGAAGAAACTCATGCTGCAAATGATGAAGGAAGGCGGTAAGGATATTAACGATATTTTAGATATGCCTTTTGCATTTTTCATGGAGTTAGTTGACGAAAGTAATAAGAAAAACGTCAAGAAAACAAACAGTATGATCGACGCGTTCATGTAATACATTTTATAAGTAAGGAGGTGGAGTGATGGCAGAAAGAATCAAAGGGTTGCAGATTGACCTCTCAATGAAGGACATGGGTGTCCAGCGTAGTATTACAGAAATAAAACGTAGCTTTAAAGGGTTAAACGCTGACTTAAAATTATCTAACAATAACTTTAAGTATTCTGAAAAAAGTTTGAACTCATACAAGTTAAGAACTAGGGAATTATCGCAAGTAGTCAAAGAATCTAAAGCTAACGTTGCAGCGTTAAAAGCAAAATACCAAGAAGTATCAAGAGAATCTGGTATAAACAGTAAAAAAGCCGCTCAATTAAGGCAGGAATATAGTCGACAAGCGGACAATCTCAACTATTTACAAAACGAACTCGATCAAACACGGGACAAATACAGAGAAATGATTGCAGTAAGTAAATCATCTGTCGGTAGACTTGGGCAAGCATTTTCTGAAATAGGACCTAAGATAAGATCCATAGGAGATTCAATGAAGTCAGTCGGGCGTAACATGAGTTTACACGTTACTGCACCAATTGCAGCAGGTTTTGGCGCTGCGATGAAGAAAAGTATAGACTTCGACGATACCATGCGTAAAGTAAAAGCCACATCTGGTGCTACTGGAGATGAGTTTAATCAACTTAGAACAAAAGCACTTCAAATGGGTCGAGATACTAAATTCACTGCTTCAGAATCTGCTGAAGCGATGAACTACATGGCACTTGCAGGTTGGGACACCAAAGATATGCTAAAAGGTGTTGGTGGTGTAATGGATTTAGCTGCCGCATCTGGTGAAGATTTGGCAAGCGTGTCTGATATTGTAACCGACAACTTAACTGCATTTGGCATGAAAGCTAAAGATAGTACTCACTTTGCTGATGTTTTGGCTCAAACGAGTTCAAAAGCTAATACTGATGTACGTGGTTTAGGTGAGGCGTTTAAATATGCTGCTCCAGTGGCTGGTGCATTAGGGTACACAGTGGAAGATACATCCGTAGCTATTGGTTTGATGTCTAATGCTGGGATAAAAGGCGAAAAAGCTGGTACAGCATTAAGAACAATGTTTACCAACCTTTCTAAACCAACAAAAGCAATGAAAGACGAAATGGATAAACTGGGAATATCTATTACTAATAGCAACGGTGAAATGCTGCCTATGAGAGATGTAATGGACCAGCTTAGAAATAAGATGGGCGGTTTATCCAAAGACCAACAAGCAGCCGCAGCTAGTACAATATTTGGTAAAGAGGCCATGAGTGGTGCATTAGCAGTTATCAATGCATCAGACGAAGATTATAAAAAGCTAACTAAATCCATAGACGGCTCTAAAGGTGCTTCAAAAAGAATGGCTAAAGAAATGGAAGGCGGTATTGGTGGCGCAATGCGTAAAATGAAATCGGCAATTGAAAGTTTAGCGATTTCATTAGGTGATGCATTAGCCCCAATGTTATATAAAGCTGCTAAATGGATTACATCATTAGCGAATAAGTTTTCTAATTTACCTACTGGCGTTCAAAAAACGATTGCAGTTGTAGGATTACTCGCCGCAGCTATCGGTCCACTATTAATGGTATTTGGTGTTATGGCATCAACAATTGGCACTGCTATAACAGTATTAGGTTCTTTAATGACGAGTATGAGAACACTATCATTTTTATCTAAAACCAGTGCAGCAGCGACTGGTATTTGGAATGGTGTTACTGCTACTGCTCGTGGTATCGCTAATGGCTATAGATTAGCAATAGCAGCTTTAAGTACATCTCAAACTATACAAGCTTTGAAAACTAAAATTGCTGCAGCTGCAACAACAGCTTGGACTACAGTTACTAAAGGTGCAGCTTTAGCAACTAAAGGCTTAGGATTAGCTATAAGATTTATGACTGGGCCTGTCGGTATAGTTATTACAGCCATCGGATTGTTAGTAGCAGGGCTTATTCATTTATGGAAAACAAATAGTTCGTTTAGAAATAGTGTGATTAATGCTTGGACTGCTATTAAAAATGCAGCAGTAGCTATATTTGGATTTATTAAGACTCATATAATTGCCATTTGGAACGTTATAAAAGCTTCAACAATTACAGTTTGGAACGGAATTAAAACCGTTGCTGTAGCTACATGGAACGCTATTAAATTTGCTGTTCAACATCCTATTCAAGTATTAAAAAATGTCTTATCAGCTTTATGGAACGGCATGAAAAATGCTGCTATTAAAATCTGGAACGCCTTAAAGAACGGTGTTATAGCAATTATTAAAGCGTATGTTGCGCAAGTAAGATTTAATATCAACCTTATTAAGCGCATAGTAGTTACGATATTTAATGCTATTAAGAGTTTCTCTATAAAAGTGTGGACTGCACTAAAAAATGCTGTATTAGGAATTGTTCGAGCTTTACGCAAAGGTGTTCTTTCTGTGTTTAATGCATTAAAAAAAGGTGTTTCTGCAATATTTAATGCTATTAAGAATGCCGCAGTTAGAATATGGTCAGCTATAAAAAATTCAGTAGTGAACAAAGCAAAAGCATTATGGTCTGGAGTTAAAAATACATGGAATGCACTCAAAAAAGGTACAATTGGCATATTTAAAGCAGTTGGCAGTTTCATGAGTTCTAAATGGAACAGTATTAAAAAAGGTACTGTTAATAAAGCGAAAGCTCTATGGTCAGGCGTTAAAGGTGCTTGGGGATCACTTAAAAAAGGTACTCATAACACCATGAATGCTGTAGGTGGCTTCATGAGCAAGAAATGGAATGGAATTAAAAGTACTACTGTATCTATAGTAAATGGCATGAAATCGAAAGTTATGGGCACCATGAATAAAATGAGAGATGGTATCAAAACAGTTACCGGTAAAATTGGTAATCTTTTTGGCGGAATGGTCAAAGGTGTTAAAAAAGGCCTTAATGGATTAATCAAAGGTGTTAACTGGGTTGCTGATAAATTAGGTATGGAGAAGATAGATCCTATTAAACTTCATACCGGAACGAATAAATC